TAAAGGAGCATTTTCATCGGATGATGAAATTGGTTGGTTTTTTACATATGTTGAACAAGTACAAAGTTTATTAAAACAATACGTTACAGAAAATGTTATTGATTTAAATGATAAAAAATCTTAATATAAAATATGGAAGAAACTATAAACGATTTATTATTGGAGGAAGACAACTTCCCCGGTTTAACTAAAAAAGGAACAGTACGAAAAAGACGCCCTAAAAAATCACGTAATTACTTTACAGAAGATACCCAAGAAGCCATATTAGAATACTTAGATTCAGACAGCCAAGTAGAACGTAATAGAATATACAATGATCGTATTAATTATGCTTTTTATAAATTAGCCGAAAATATAATTCATACATTCAAATTTTATTACATGGATGTAGAGGATATTGAAGATTTAAAACACGAAGTGATTACTTTTTTATTAGAAAAACTTCATTTGTTTAATCAAAGTAAAAATGTATGTGATAAATTTAATAAATTATCTAAAGAACATGATTGGGGTTACGATAAAGGATCATTCCAAGAATACACTAATTACTCTAAAAAAATAAGTGAAGAACAAATATTAGAATTTATAGATATTTTAGATATTTGTGATGAAGGTAAAATTCAATACTCACTAGTAAAACCACCTAAAGCATTTTCATATTTTGGTACTGTAGTTAAACGTTATCTTATTAACTATAACGAAAAAAACTATAAAAAACTCCAAACACATGCCCCAGCATTAGCTGCTGACAATGATGATGATATAGTAAATGATTTAACGTTAGAATTCGAAGCACAAGACCATACAATACAAGATTTTATGTCTATGTATATTGATTATATGGATGAAAATTTATTTAAATTATTTCCTAAAGAAAATGATGCTAAAATAGCTGATGCTGTTTTAATGTTGTTTAAACATAAAGAAAATTTAGAAATATTTAATAAAAAAGCAGTATTTTTATATATTAAAGAAATGGTTGATGTACCTACTCGCCATATAACTAAAATAATTCTTAAATTTAAATCAAAATATAAAGAACTATATGAAGAATATGAAAAGATAGGATATATAAAAATGTGACTAATTTATATTTATAATAAAATAATGTCATGTTTGATCAAGTCATATTTAAAAAGAAAAAATTTTCTGATATTTTAGAGGAAATATATAAAGATACTAAAGTCAAAGAAAAACAAGTTAATCAACTTATAGCTGAGTTAAAACCTCTAATTCAAGATACTGGAGATGCTACATTAGTAGTACCTTTAATTAAAGAATATCTTGAAATAGGGGTTAAAAACTCTGATAACCTTATTAAAATGGCTGCTATATGTCAACGTTTAATGGCTAAACAGGTTGAAGTATCTGATGGTGCTTTAATAAGTGAAGAAGAAAAAGCAGCATTGCTTTCTGCTATTGACGATATAGAAGAAGAACAACAAAAGGCGTTACCTGCTCCTAAAGTAATTAATATGCCTAAATAATGAGTATGTTATTAGACATATTAGATAAACAACAAATTCAAAGTTCTATTTCTTCACCTAAGGGAACTTTATTTGCTAAAGTTTCTGATGTGTTGTTAGATTTTAATGATGAAAATTATAAAAACGAATTCCAACCATTAGGAATACATTCATTAGGATCAATAAAATACCAGAAATTTTCTAATCTTCAAAATAATGAAGTAGGATTTGCTTTACCTCTTCGTTCAGACATAACTAACGCTCCTCTTATAGATGAAGTTGTAATGTTATTCTATGGACCCAACTATACAGCCCAACAGGATTCAGATTTAATAATACCTTATTATTTATCTGATTTTAGTATATATGGTAGTAATCAAGAAAATGCAATACCTGCTCCTCCATCTCAACCAGTTTATAAAACTTTTATACCAAAAGATAAAATACGTGGTTTATTACCCTATGAAGGTGATAGAATATATGAGGGGAGAAATGGTTCTTCTATTAGATTTGGAACAACAGTAACAGAACCAACAACGATAAATCCATGGAGTGAAGGTGGGAATAATGGTGATCCTATTACTATTATTAGAAATGGCCAGTATGTTGATTTTGCTAATAGTGAAAATGCATCCCCTATATTAGAAGATATAAATAAGGATGCTTCATCTATTTATATGACTAATAATCAACAAATACCAATAAATGTCGCTCAGAAAAAATTAGATACTTTTGGTATAGTTATTGAAAAATCTCCTAATGTAGGAATTGAACCTGAAGCTGAATCTGATATAACTAATTTTAGTAATCTTTCTCCTTATCCTTCATCTCAAATATAAATATCATGCCTTATAGTGAAACAGGAAGTGAATTTTTAACATTTGAGAACCCACCATTAAATAATAATGAGTATAATTCTCGTCCTAAACCTACTGAATCTAGTCAAAAATATTACATAATTAACGGACAATTAGTAAATAAAAAAATATATAAAGACTATGCTAAAATGTATAACGCCGCTGAAAAAGATGGTATTATATTAAATATAACTAATGGATTCAGATCACCAGAAAAGGAAATACCCGCAGGAAAACAACCAGGTATTGTTAATAGAATTCCTTCTCAATTATTATTAAGAAATAACCTTATCACCCAATCTCTAGAAAAAGATGGTATTAAATATGAGTGTACTAATAAAAAAGAACTAAAAGAACAAACAGAAATTACTACTGCTATTTATAAAGCATTAAATACTACTCAAACATTTGAAGTAGATACAGCAACGATATCCCCTCAAGCTAAATATTTTGAAAATTTAGTAGCAACCCCCGGAACTTCTATACATGGGGTAGGATTAGGACTTGATTTAAATACTGGGATAAGAGAGGATGGAGATTTAGATACTAAGATATACACTTGGCTTGTATTAAATAGTTGGAGATATGGATTTGTTAGAACTTTATATAGTGAAGAATGGCACTTTGAATATCTTCGTATTGATCCTAAAACTTTTGAATCAAAGCAAAAAGCCACAGATCCTACATCTGGGGGGCCTTATGCAGTACTTACCGGGATAACTGAAAAATCAAAATTTCCTAATAATTTATATTTTGAAGATTTATATTTAAATGATTTAGTATATAATCCTGAAACTGATGAATATATATCTCGGCGTAAATTTCCTGTTGAACCTATTACTCCTGTATCATTAAATGAATTACCAACAATCCCATTAGATAATGGATTACAAGGAATACAACCAGTAAATGCTTCTTCAATTCCCTTTTAAACCAGACAAGAATATAATAGAAGAATTAGGCGTGAATCTAGAAATAATTAATAATGTTTAAACCACAAGACCCAAACATATATAATAACGACCAGATAATTCTTAACTCAGGTCGTTTATTATTAAACGCTAAAGAAGATGCTATAATGTTATTTGCTAAGGAAGCAATATCATTAGCATCAACAGATTCAGTACATATTAATTGTGATAAAGCCCCAGGATTTATAGTATATGCTCCACAAATTCATTTAGGTAAACCACCCAAATTTAAAAAAAGTCCTTATATTTATACTATTACTAGTGATCAACTAAATAAAGGTACTGAGTTAGCCCAACACCCCCAAGAATATAGATTAATTAAAGGAGAAGTACTCAGAAAAGCTTTATATGTATTATTAGATAATATAAAAAAATTAGCATTAAAAATTGGAGAAGACAGTGAATTGAATTTTGATCTTGAAGCTAAAAATCTAGCAGGTGAAATAGATTGGATAAAATCAGATATAGATAAATCATTATCTGATAAAAACTTTACAGTATAAAATGGCCGATATAGAAAATCAAGCAGAGAATGTTGGGGCTCAAGCTACTGCTGGGGCGGATGCTGCTGTGGGTGCTATTGAAGCGTCTATGGCTCAAATTAAACAGATAAAAGATACTGTTGAAAAATTAAAAAAATTAAAAGGTAAAATTCCAAAAAATCCATTTATTGGTATAAAAGCAAATATGAAACCTATGCTTTTAAGAATGGTTAAACAATTAAAAAAAATAGCATTAGAAATATTAAAAAACTTACCTATATGTGATTTAATAGGAATACTACCATGCGAAGAAATTAAACCAGTTATTGATTTATTAATTAAACTAAGAAATTTTATAATATCAATTTTAACTAAAGTAATGGGTATTGTATCTGGTGTATTATCTATGACATCTATTTTAGGAACATTAATAACAGTATTTAAAACTATAGTAGAATTAATACCTATGGTAGCAAATGCTATTCCTGGAATGTATTCCACAGCGGGAACGGGTCCTACTTTATTTGATATTATATATAAAGTTTGGAAGTTTATTACTGCTATAGAAGAGGTATTAGAATTAGTAAATGGGGCTTTAACTTATGTAGCTGATGAACTTGGTGGTATAATAGAATTAATAATGTATTACACTGAAGATATTTTTAATTGTTTACAAAGATGTGTAAAAGAAGAATTATCTCAAGAAAATCCACTATTTGCTACTTACCCTAATATAAGAACCGGAGATGCAGCATTAAATGCTCAATTAAAACAACAATTTCAAGATAAATTCAATGAAGCTGTAGGAGATATATCCCAAATCCCCGAAATAGATTTAGGTATCCAACCAGAATCATATAAAGGATTTACTTTTGATATTAAAGCAAAAAAAACAGTAGAAGGTACACCTCAAAACTATGCAATAGCATTAGATGTACGAGGAATACAAGTATTAGAAAGCTTACCTTCATTCGCTTCTGATACAGATGTATTAATTGATGAATTAAAATTAACAATAGACCGAAATAATCTATCAGGGTTTTAAACTATAAATATTTATTGACATGAAAGTAAATGAACTAAAAAAAATTATTCAAGAAGCCGTACGTACTGAGGTACGAAAAGTATTACGTGAAGAACTAAAATCTTTATCGTTAGGTAAAGTTATTGAAGAAGAACCACCAAAACCAACAATACAAGAGTTTAAAGAACACAAATTAACTCGTTCACCACGTAAACCCTTAGTAAATTTTGGTGTGAAAGATCCTATATTAAATGATATTTTAGCTGAAACAGCGGCTACTGGAGATTTTAAATCAATGATGAATGCTGATTCTTCAATGGCTCAAAACTTTACACCACCAATTAATGATGGAGTACAAACTGATTTTAATAATAATCCTGTTGAAGTTAGTGATGAATTAAATAGTGCACTTACTAGAGATTATAGTGCTTTAATGGATGTAATGGATAAATAATGGCATATAGAGTACCAAATATTGAACCTATAGATTTACAACCACGTGTTGCTGTTGGTATTTCTTTACCTTTTAATGGATCCACAGGATTTAATAGTACTTATACTACGGCGGAACAATTAAAGACTAATATATTATCATTTTTATTAACTAATAGAGGTGAACGTTTATATCGTCCTAATTTTGGTGCTAATTTACGATCATTAATATTTGAACAACAAAATAATTTTACTTTAGATCAACTTAATTCTATTATTACTAGTCAAGTAGAAACAACATTCCCCGGAGTTAGTGTATTAAATGTTGATATAGATTCCCAACCTGATTTAAATACTATAAATGTTAGTGTGTCATATGGTGTAGCCAATACTAATATACAAGATCAATTAACTTTAGCCTTTAACGATATACCACTTCAATAATGTCTACAAAATACAATAACATAAATAGTAAAGATATTCAATATCTAAATAAAGATTTTACAGACTATAGACAAGCGTTAATAGATTTTGCTAAAACTTATTACCCAACTACATATAACGACTTTAGCCCTGCAGACCCAGGGACAATGTTTATCGAAATGGCTGCTTATGTTGGTGATGTATTATCATACTATCAAGATAATCAAATACAAGAAAACTTTTTACAATATGCTAAAGAAAAGGATAATTTACTTACTTTAGCTTATATGTTTGGTTATAAACCAAAAGTAACCACTGCTGCTACTACTTTAGTAGATATATTTCAATTATTACCTTCTAAACTATCAAGTGGAAATTATGTACCTGATTATGATTATGCTTTAATAATTGGAGAAAATGCTGTTATTAATTCAACTACTAATGCTAATTCTTCATTTATTACATTAGATAAAGTTGATTTTGGATTTTCTTCATCATTAGATCCTACCGAAGTATCAGTATACCAGATTAATAATACAACTAATGAACCTGAATATTATCTACTTAAAAAATCAACCCGTGCTATTTCGGGTGAGATAAAGTCTACTACATTTGATTTTGGAGCACCTACACGTTTCCCATCAGTTAATTTATCTGATACTAATATTATTAAAGTATTAGACGTAACGGATAGTGATGGTAATAATTTTTATGAAACACCTTATTTAGCCCAAGAAACTATATTTGATGAAGTACAAAATATTGAACAGAATGATCCTGATTTAGCCCAATATAATGGTACTGTTCCTTACTTATTACGATTAAGACGTGTACCTAGAAGATTTGTTACACGTTTTGCATCAAATGATGTTTTAAGTATGGAATTTGGTTCGGGTTTATCTAATTCATATGCTAAATTAGAACAAACATTACCACCAACAAATGATGAAACCATAATACCAAATTCAGATAATGTTGGTTTAGGTTTACCTGAAGGTATAAGTAAATTAGATACAGCATTTGATCCATCAAACTTTTTATATACTGAAGCATATGGTATTGCTCCTTATAATACAACATTAACCGTACGTTATATTGTTGGTGGTGGGATTGAATCAAATGTTGGGTCAAATACATTAAATACATTAGGAGCACTTAATATTACAGCAAAATCAGATACATTAAATCCTAATTTATTATCTCAAGTACAGGGTACTTTATCTGTAACTAATCCCAATGCTGCTGTAGGTGGAGAAGATGGTGATAGTTTAGATGAATTACGTTTAAATTCTATAGCTAATTTCTCATCACAATTACGTGCTGTAACGAAAGATGATTATATTGTTAGAGTAATGAGTATGCCCCCTCGTTTAGGTACGGTTGCTAAAGTATATATTGAACAAGATCAAGCATTAAGCAAAAATGAT